GGGTGACATGCTTCTGGGCCTGCGCCGCCAGGATGTAGGGCAGCAGGAGATGGGTCGTGGCGTCGGACATGGGATGGCCTTCAGAGTATCAGCGTGACGGTTTTCGGCGCCCCCCGCCCCACGAGGGCGGAGAGCTGGGAGATGCGGATGTCGAGCGTGTCGCCGGGGCCGAGCGGCCCGCCCCAATCGGCGGTCTGCTGGGCGACGGTGTAGACGGCGCTGGTCGTGGATGCGCTGAGCACACGTTTCACGCCCGTGCCGTCGAGGATCTCGACCTCGTAGGCCTCCAGCTCCTCAGCCAGCGGCACCTCGAGCCCGCCCCAGCTGTCGGCGGACAGCGCGCGGGACCGGCGCGTCCAGCGGATCGTCAGATCGCCGGGCGTGCGCGGCCTGCGCCAAGGCTGCTCGACATGGGCCACGGAGAACGGACGGAGCCCGATGCCCGCAGGCGTGAAGGCCTGTGCGACATAGGTCTCGTCGCTGACGGGGCGGCTCGCCGGGCCGATACGCCAGTTCCAAGGGATCCCGAGATCGGTCTCTGCAATCGGCAGGGACGCGAGCGCGGTGTCCAGCACCACCACGCGTGCGCCTGCCGGAGCCGGGTTGCCCATCGCACCTTCGGTGCCGCGCTGACCGCGCAGGAGCCGGGTGAGCCGATACCGGCCGGGCGCGAGCAGTTCGGCCGCACCCGCCTGCACGATCTCCCAGATGCCGGGCGCGCTCTCGATGGCCAGCGCGTTCGCCCCGCCGAACAGCGTCAGGTCGGTGACGCTTTCCAGCGTGCCGGTCAGCAAATCGACCACCAGCGCGTTTCCGGGATCGAAGCGCGAGGTCGGCCCCGCGAAGAGGTCCGAGACCAGTGCCCCGATCCGGGCGCGGCTGCCGAAGGTCGTCAGCAGATCGAACCCATCGGTCGCGGGGCTGCGGAACACCGCCATCTCGCCCGGCCACGGAACCGCGTGCGCGGCGACCAGCGGCCGATGCGCGGGCTGGTCCTCGGTCAACTGCGGCAGATCCATCAGCACGGCATCCGGCGCGCCGAAGATGACGACCCGCGTCAGCGACGCCGCGCGCGGATCGCCGGGCGGCAGGTCGTAGGTCGCGCGGTCCTGGCGCACCGCCTCGACGCCGCGCGCCTCGGCGTCGGCGATGGAGACGAGCCGCAGATCCACCAGCCGCCCGTCATGCGCGAGCCGGATCGCGTCGGCCGGATCGAGCGCGAGCTGCGAGGGCGGCAGACGGAACGCCGCGGTCTCGCGCCCCACCCACGCCTCCATCAGCGCGCGGCGGCAGCGCCGCTCGGCCTCCTCGGGCGGCACCGCCATCGGGAAGGACTCCGAGGCGATGCGCGTCGTATCCACGGTGATGCGCCGCGCCTCCACGAGGGCCGCGTCGTAATCCTCGTCGGCACGGGCGACCTGCCATTTCAGGGCCTGCGGCAGTTCGGTCTCCTGGCCGCGCGTCAGCTCCAGCACGTCGCCCTCGCGGGCGGCCACCAGATCGTCGGGCGCGAGAGTGGCGACGGAGGCCCGGCCGCGCATGACGAAGCGGATCACCCCCTCGGTCTCCACCGCGTCGAAGCCGAAATGCCGCGACAACGTGGTGATCGAGGCGCGCGGGCTTTCCAGCGCGGTGATGGCGTAGCCCTCGACCGCGCCCCAGAGGCCCGTGACATCGATCCGGGCTTCCGGCAGCCCGGCGCGCAGGCAGAGGTGCCGGACGAGCGCGGCGAGCGAGACTGCTCCCAGCCGTCCGGTCAGCCAGTGGCCGAGCCGCCAGTTTACCCCGTCCGTCCAGACATCGGTCAGCGCCGGGAAGAATGGGTACGGCCGCGCGTCCCATGTCCAGGCGGCGCATTCAGGCACATGCACCATCCGGCCGCCGTAAACCGAGGACACCGGGTTGTTCGCAGCGTCGCCCCACCAGAGATAGGTCGCCTCGAGATAGGCCCGCTGGATCGCGTCGTCGCGCCAGCCCCGCGAGAAATGAGGCACGAAGCTCTCCGACGATTTAGGGTCGAAGAAGACATTCGGCTGATTGGTGCCCCGGTCGATGGCCGGGCAGCCAAGCTCGGTGAACCAGATCGACTTGGATTGCGGCACCCATGCCGTGGGTGTCCCGCTCTCCACTCCGCCCGGGCGGTTGTAATGCGCGTTCGACCACCAGGCGCGCAGATCCTTGTAGCGGAAGACCCACGGCTTTGCCGCAGCACCGTCGGTGATGGGCGTGCGGACTTGCGCTGAGCGGTCTGCGGCGCTGGCGTAGAACCAGTCAAAGCCTTCGCCGCCAGTAATGTTCGCCTGCAAATAGGCGCGGTCGTAGATCGCGGGCCAGCCCTCGGTCGCATCGGCATGCTCGAAGCCGTCCCGCCAGTCGGAGAGCGGCATGTAGTTATCGATCCCGATGAAGTCGATCTCCGGATCGGCCCAGAGCGGATCGAGATGGAAGAACACGTCGCCCGAACCGTCGCGCGGCTGATGCCCGAAATACTCGCTCCAGTCGGCCGCGTAGCCGATCTTGGTGCCGGACCCGAGGATCGAGCGCACATCGGCAAGCAGGTCCCGATAGGCCTGCACCGCGGGATAGGTGGATGCGCCCGAGCGGATCGTCGTCAGCCCCGGCATCTCCGTGCCGATCAGGAACGCATCGACCCCACCCGCCGCCGCGCAGAGATGGGCGTAATGCAGCACCATGCGCCGCAGGCCCCAGTCACTAGGCGATCCGGTCCAACTAACACTCGTGCCCGACACGCTGAAGCTCGCGGGCGTGGCCCCGCCGAACAGCGCCGACACCTGCGTGGTGGCCGTGGTGGTCTTGTCCACTGTCCCGGCGTAGCCTGCCGCCGGCGAACAGGTGATCCGGCCGCGCCACGGGAACGCGGGCTGTACCGTCTCGACGGCATTGTCGGAATACGGGTTCGGCAGGCTGTTCCCAGGCGGCACATCCATCAGGATGAACGGATAGAAGGTGACCCGAGGCCCCCGGGCCTTTATCTCCTGGATCGCCTGCACCACCGCGAAATCTGCGGGCGTGCCGCCATAGACCGGGCGATCCTGATCGTCGCGACTGACCAGAAAGGCATTGGCGCGGCTGATGCCATTCACGGACCATGCCGACGGCGTGGTGGTCTTGGCGGTGACCTCGACGCCGGGCCGTACCTTGCAATTGCCTGCCCGCAGATCGTCCCCGAACCAGGCCACCACCAGCGACACACTCTCGACCTTCGGCGCCATCGCCTGCAGCCGATCCAGTGCCACCACCATGTCGGCGGTATCGGTGAGCGCGTTGAGGTTCTCGGGCTCTGACGACCCGCCGCTGCCCTTGCGAATACCCTGCGTGGCATAGGCGAACTCGCCGGATGCCGGGATCATGGTGACGGCCTGAGTCAGCCCCTCCGCCGTGTCCGGATCGGCAAGCGGGCGGAACACCTCAAAACTCAGCTGCGGGATGCGGTTGCCATAGGCGCCGAGCGGCAGGTCCTCGAAAACGACATAGGCGGTGCCGCGATAGGCAGGCGTGCTCAAAGCGCCCATCTTCGCGGATATAAACGGATCGGCCGTCTGACTCTCATCGCCCGGATACCAGCGCCAGGTGATCCCAGCGGTGTCAAGGAGCTTACCGTCGGCCCAGATGCGGCCAATGCCGGTGATCGGCCCCTCGCAGAGCACGACCGCGAAGCTCGCGTAATAGAAATACTCGGTCGTCTTGACCTTGCCGCCACCCCCACCGCCCTTTCCACCACCCTGCGTGGTGGTCTTCGTCTCCTCGCGGAAATCCGTCGCCCAGACGATATTGCCACCCATGCGCATCCGGCCATAGAGGCGCGGGATTACCGCCCCTTCGGTGGCCGAGGTGATGCGCAGATTGTCCAGCCGCGCGCCTTCGATCCGCTGGGTTGGTGCCAGTGACGAAATGATCCAGCTGTCGACGACCGAGCCGATGGTGGAGCCGATGAAGCCACCGATGGTGGCGGCGCTGACGCCGAGGATCGCGCCGCCAATGCTGCCGCCAATGGCAGCGCCAGCGGCACCGAGAACGAGGGTGGCCATGGGGGGATCTCAGCGTTGTGGAAAGAGGAAGGCAAAGGCGATGCGCCGCCGCCACGATGGGGCGAGCAGTTCTTCGATCACGCCAAGGCGCTCATAGGCGTGGAGGAAACTGTCGGGCCCGGTGAGGATCCCAACATGCTTGGCAATGGCGCGGGGCTGCATGCGAAAGAGGACCAGCGCGCCCGGAACAACATCAGAAGGTGCGATCTCCGGCATCATGCGCCGAGCGCCATCCGCAAGAACCTCACGCGGCCCGGTCTCGCCCCAGTCGCGGCTGTAGGGCGGGATCGGGAACGGCTCTGGCCCGACCACCTCGCGCCAGATGCCGCGGGCCAGCCCAAGACAGTCGCAGCCAACGCCCCGAAGGCTGGCCTGGTCGTGATACGGCGTGCCCAGCCACGACCGCGCTACCTTGATAACGCGCTGTGATTTGGCAGCATTCAAAGCACCGCCCCCTCGTGCCCACCATCCTTGGTGGCATAGCGGAGAACCGCATCCTGGCCGGGGATGTGCGGGAAGCCACGAAAGTTGACGGTATTTGCGAACTTCGCGCCGCATGTCTCCAGGCGCTTGTCGCACCCCGCGCGGACAATGAAGGCGTCACCTTCGGCGATGGATCGTACCGGAGCTTCGAGCAGTGTCAGCACCGCGATGCCGTCAGTCAGGTCATGTGCGATGATCTCGGCGCGCCGACCGGCATTCGTGCCGTTTGTCCATTCGACGGTGCCGAAGGTGAACCAGCCAGACGAAAAACTGCCGAGCCCTGATGTTGTGAAGGCCCGGTCGCGCAGGAGATCGATGACGCCGCCTGTACCCTTGAAGGTGGGCCCCTCGAGATCGACCCCGCAGCGCGCATCCCCGAGCGCGGCATCGCAGGTCGTTTGAAACGTCCGGCCAACCGTCTGGCCGAGAACATGGGCCAGCGAGCGCACCTCGGCCACGAAGACCAGACGTCCGCGCCGGATCTGACCGATGGCGCCGCGTCGCATCAGCACGCGTTGGCCGGTGTCCGCCCAGTTCACCCGCCAGACCTCGACCTCGGCGTTGTCCCAGCGGCCATCCAGAATGTCGGTCTCGGTGATCCGGTCGGAGGTCAGAACGCCCTCAGCATCCTGCGCGTCGACCGACAGGTCCGAGCCCGAGCGCACCTCTGAAGCCGTCAACCCGCTTTCCGGCTCGAAATAGGTGCCGTCGAAGCTCAGCGTCCGGTCATGATCGGTGAAACCAAAGGTCACACCATCTGAACGCGTAATGCGCCAACACCAGGCAAGCGTCGTCGTGCCCTCGTCGAGATGGGCCTGCAGGTCAGGGGTGATGCTTTTCATCGGCGGAGTTCCAGTAGTGGGATGGAGGTGATCGAGCCCAGCCGCTCAAGATCGAGCGTCACGTCGAGGACGTCGCTGTCGAAGCGGACCGGCACGTCGAACTCGAAGCCTGCGGTGATCGCGACGCCGGAACCCGGCGCGGTGTTGAAGATGATAACGCCGGTCGTGGCATCGACCGACCAGCCGGAGAGCTGCTCCACCCCACCAAGCGCGATCCGCACACTACTTGCCACCGGCTTCGCGATGGCGCGCGTCCATGATTGCGCGCCGGAGGCGTAGCGCTTGACCAGCTGGAATGACGTCATCGCGCCATCGCCGGTGCCAATCGCCTGATCGGTGGGAGACGGTGTGCCCGAGGGCAAACAAGACTTGTGGTCGCCCCAATCCTTGAACCGGAAGCCATGCAGCCGCCCGTTTCGTGCTTCAAAGAAGGCAACGACCGCCGCAAGATCATCAGCGCGGCGGATACCGTAGGCGACGTCGTAACGGCGGCGCGAGTTGGACCAGCTGGCGTTGCGCTCCTCGTCGCCCGATGCCAGTTCGACGATCTGGGTGCGCCGCTCCGGCCCTCCCCGTGCGCCTCGGCTGATATTGTCGGGAAACCGGACCTCGTGAAAAGCCATCACATGCCCCTCCGCCCAAGCGATACGGCGCGAGCGATATCGGCGGCGACCTGCGTGCGCGATTGTCGGAAGCTTTCGGCGTCGCGGGCCATGATGGTCACGTTCACACCGCCGCCTCCGCCATAGGATTGCGCCTCACGCCGCGACAGCACACGCTCGCCCCGCTGCAGGATTGCAGGCACCTCATCGTGGCGGAGCCCTGCAACGCCGCCGGAGTGCATCCGGGGCGCAGCCGCGAACGCCATCGCCGGGACCATCCGGCTTGGTGCGGAGGCACCTACCATGCCGCCCGCATGCAAGATGCTCGCGAAAATCCCGCGGGCACCCCCAAGCGCGCCGGAGAGTGCATTGGCGATGGGCCCGAGGATAAATCGACGTGCCGCCAGCTTGGCGAGATCGGCCAAAAGCGAGGTGACCAGATCGCGGAAATCCAGCTTGCCGGTCTTCACGAAGTCTCCGACCGCGTTCTCTGCCGACTGAAATGCACCGACCAGCGCCTGGCCGATATCCCCGCCAATCTCCCTCGCTTTGCTCGCATAATCGCTGAGAGCTGCGGTGACTGCCTGCCAGCCGGTGACGGCGGCTTCGGTGTTTGGTTCGGCGGCAGCGGCTGCTTCCCCGGCCACAGCGCCTGCACCCGTGGCCGCACGTCCGGCATCGCCAAGGGTGGTCTCCAGTTGCTCAGCCGCGTCCGTTGCTTCGGTCAGCGCGTCTGCGCCACCCTCACTGCTGCCCTGCACCGCGTCACGCAGGGCCTGCCAGCTGGCGAGTGGCGCACGCGCGCCTTCGGCCAAATCCTGCGCGGTACCGCGATAGGTATTGGCTGTGGAAAGGGCGGTATTGGCCGCTGCAGTAAGCCCAAGATCGGGAGCCGTGAGCGGATTGTCCGCAAAAGCCCGGTCGAAGGCGGATTGCGCGGCGGTGGTCGCAGCCGTCGCGGCACCCTCGAAACGGTTCTCGATCTGACCCAGTTCGAGATCGGGGATGATCGAAATACGTCGCTCGGACCCAAGCGCTTCCAGCCCCTGGTTGATGCCGCCGATGAAGCCGTTGATGCGCGAGACCACGCCATTCAGCATCGCCTCGACACCGTCGATCAGGCTGTTGGCCGCCTGAAACGCCAGATCGCCGATGGCCGCCGGGAGCATGCCCCAGATCGCCTTGATCGCCTCATAGGCTCCCTCAAACGTGTTCGCAGCCGTGTTGCCGAAAGCTACGACGCTCTCGATGGCGCTCTGCATGCCGGAGGCCGCATCCGCCTTCAGATCGAAGAACATCGCCGTGGCCGCAGCTCCCGCTGCAGCAGCCCCCATCTTGATGCGGTCCCAGACATCGACCGCGAGGTCCTTCAGAAGGGACATTGCCTCGCCGAACCCGCCCGCGCCAGAAACGAGACGGGTGAACTGATAAACGAGTTCACCCGCACCGACGATCAGCGCCCCAATGCCGGTTCGGATCAGGGCCCCACGAAGCAGGACCAGCGCCGTGGCAAGCCCGCGCACGGAAAGAGCTGCAGCCGCCATCCCGGCGACCCAACGACCCGCGAGGAAGGTGGCAAAGGTTGCGGCATAGGTTGTCAACCGGCCGATATTCTCGAAGAGCCCATCGATCGCCATCCCGAGCGGCCCGGTTCGGTTGGCCACCGCCGCCATGGCATTCGCCACGGCTTCAAGCGCCGGGGCAGCAGCGACCGCCAGCTGGTTAGACAGCCCACGCCAGATCAGGCCGAGCCGCGAGATCGCGTCGTTTGTCCGCTCGATCTGGTCGGCGTCCTGTTCGGACACGACCACCCCGAAGGCGAGGACGTCCTCAGTCGCCTGGCGCAGCGTCGCGGTGTCGATCCGCGACATGGCGATGGAGCCTTCCTCGCCGAAGAGCTGGCCTGCGACCGCCGCGCGTTCTGCGGCGGGCACGAAGTTTTCGATGGCGGCGTTGATCGCCCCCACTCGCTGATCCAGAGGCAGGGAAATCAGGTCGGCAGCCGACAGCCCCAGCCGCTCCAGCGCATCGGCAGCGGGTCCGGTCCCGGCGGCGGCCTGGCTGAGGCGGCGTGTCAGATCCTTTGTCGCCTGCTCGATGCCCGACATGGAAACACCGGCCAGCTCACCCGCACGTTCGAGGGTCTGGATCGAGGCGACCGTCGTGCCAAGCGACTGCGCGAGCTTGGCCTGCGCGTCGACGGTTTGAAGCCCCGCGCGGACCATGGCCACGCCAGCGGCGGCTGCGGCCGCCACGGCGGCAGCGGCAGCCACTCCGACACGGCGGGAAAA